ACTATTGATTCTTCAGGAAGAGTTATTTCAGCAGCAACAGGTTCAGCTGGAGGTGCAAACCAAGTTCCAACACTATTAGTGTCGAGTGATTCACCTGGAACTTTTACAGCAACTAATAACGCTAATTTTGGATTAGCGTACATTTATGGATCTGGCGGAGGCGGCGGTGGAGGCGGAACGCATCCAGGGCCACAGGCTGGAAACGGTGGAGATGGCGGTGAAGGTGGTTTTGGAGTTTTTGGTTTTCCTATTTCTGGAGGTGAGTCACACAATTATACTATTGGAACTGGTGGTTCCGGTGGAAATGCTTCCCCAATACAACCAGGAACTGCTGGACAAGCGGGTCAAGCAACTACATTAACAAATGTTGGAACTGCTAACGGTGGTAACGGCGGAAATGGAGGAATTAGACAAGGCGGACCAGGAACAGCCGGAACAGCTGGATCTGCTCCAGGTGCACTTTTTGCTACCTTGGTAGTAGATGAAAAGAAAATTTTCTCAGGTGGAGTGCCATACGGTGGATTTGGTGGCAAAGGTCCTGGAGGAGCGCCAGGCGGCGGTGGACAAGCGGGAGATCACGGTGCTCTATTCATATATGAGAACATAGGAGTATAACAATGGCAGTAGCTATTTTTACAAAAAATTCTGATAATATTGAGGGGGCTCTAGCTGGCATAGCAGAAAACGAGTCTATTTTAGAAAATCCATCAGATTATGATATTGTAAATATATCAGACGATCTTTACAATGATATTAGATTAGAGCAAAAAAGAATTATCGATAAAAACGGAGATAATGTAAATGTTGCAGAAACATCCATTGTATTTGTTTTAAAAGCTGATTTAACAAACTATATTAACAAAACAGTTTCTGAATTAAATAATTGGTTAGAACGTAAACCTTCACATTCATTAGCCACAGCTGCTACAACATATAAAGATTATATATCTAATTTAAATGTTGATTCTTTGATTACTGATCCATCAGAGGGAACATTTACAGGAGCAGATAATTTAGGTGATGGGACACCTCTTATGTCCTCTTTAGAAAAATATGTTGAAGATCAAGGGGTTACTGCAGTTAACACTAAACAACTTTTATAGTTTACTTCATACGTTTTATAACGTATAACCTTATTCATGTTTAGAAAGACAATAGAATTTATAGCTAATAAAAAATATGTTGATTCAAAACAAGATCAACCAATTCCTATAAAATTAAATATACCAAAGTGGTATAAAAAATTAAAACATTCTGTTAATAATAGAACTGTTAAAGGATGTATGCCTTTTTTAGATTCCTTAACTACAGGTTATTTATTAAAAGTTCCAATAGATATGAAAATTACACACAATATAACTAATGAAGAAACAGGTCAAAAAGATGGTTTTTGGAAAACAGGAGAAATAGAGGCAGAATTAATGAGGTCTGAGAGAATAAATGTAAATAGGCCACAAGCAGATGTTCACTCTACTAATCAATTAAAAGGATCACCTGTTATTGAAAAAAATAAAAACTTACCTTTTTACAAAATATTAAACCCTTGGATTATAAAAACACCTCCTGGTTATTCTTGTTTGTTTGTATCTCCATTAAATAATAGTGATGATAGATTTTCGATTATCCCTGGAATTGTTGATACAGACTCATACAGACAAGAGATTAATTTTCCAATAATAATAAACGGAGATAAATACGATACTTTGGATACTATTATTAAAAAAGGAACTCCTTATGTTCAAATTATTCCTTTTAAAAGAGAAAATTGGGAAATGAAAATAAGAGGAGAGTCAGTAGATAATCTTAAAAAAAGAAGTATGTTTTTTTCTTTTACAATTTTAGATAATTATAAAAATAATTTTTGGAAAAAGAAATCATGGATTTAAAAAATTATATATATATTAGAGACAATTTAGTTCCAATAAATGTAGTTAGTAGTTTAATAAAATTTGCAAATTCTGTAAAATTTGATGAAGCTCGTATAGGAGGTGGAAAAGAGGATAGAATTGATCAAAGTATTAGAAACACATATTCATATCCTTTATCAAATATAAATAAATCTTTAACTCATTGTCATCGCCATAATCTTTTACATTATTTTTTTAAAACAGCAATTAAAGAATATTTTGAAAAAATTGATATACAAGATTGTGCTCCAGTAAAAATAACAACCATAGATATTTTAAAATATAATAAAGGTGGTTTTTATAAATATCATGTTGATCACTTTGATGAAATACCAAGAACTTTTAGTTGTATAATGTTATTAAATAATGACTATGAAGGTGGCGAACTTTGTTTTAGATATCCTAATAAAACAGATGAATGGTCAGTGGAAACAAAAGCAGGAAGAATTATAGTTTGGCCAAGTAATTTTTTATATCCACATAGTGTAAAACCTGTTACAAAAGGCACAAGATATTCGGTGGTATCATGGGCACTATAAGAGATTTTAAATATAAAAAAATAAAAAATTTTCTTTCAAAAGACCAAGTGTCTTTATTAAATCATTATTGTAAAATGAAACATATTATAAATACTGATAATTTTGATTTTAATCAAAGTAATGTTGGAGACACTTATTTTTATGCAGACCCTGCTATGGAAGCTTTAATGTTAGATAAGAAAAAATTACTAGAGCAAGAAACAGGATTAAAATTATTACCCACTTATTCTTTTTGGAGAATGTACACTAAAGATGGAGAGTTAACTAGACACAAAGATAGACCTTCTTGTGAGATAAGTGTGACCGTAATGATAGGTTCTTGTGGAGAACCATGGCCAATATACATGGGTGAAAAACCAATTGAAATGGAACCTGGAGATGCTGTTACATATTTAGGGTGTGATATTTGGCATGAAAGAAAACCATTTAAAGGAGATTGGCACGCTCAATCTTTTATGCACTACGTGGATAAAAACGGCCCCCATGCTAATGAAGTTATGGATAGAAGACAATTTTTTTGCATGCCTGGAGTTAGATAATGCAGTTTAAACAATATAAAAAAGATGGGTCATGTGATTTAAATTTTTCTTGGAAAGAAAGATTTACAATATTATTTAAAGGAAAAATTTATTTTTCTAGCGATTCTTTAAGACATTTTGGTAATCTACTAGTAACCATAGTTGCAAATTGGCAAAAAAATTTTGATGAAGAAACTAAGAAAAAATTAACTTATTCAAAAGAAACAAAAATAAAAGTAAAATGAAAGATATATTAGTGGTTGGTGGAGGCAGTGCGGGAGTTATGTCTGCGTACACATTTAAAAAACTTTTTCCAGAAAAAAATGTAATTATTTTAGAAAGTGAAGATATACCTACGGTAGGTGTAGGAGAGAGCACACTAGGTCGTATAAATGCATGGATTAAAATGGTTGGTTTAAATGAAAAAGATTTTATAAAAAAATGTAATGCCTCATTAAAAATGAGTATTCGATTTGAAAATTTTTATAAAAAAGGAGATGGTGGTTTTCATTACCCTTTTGGAGCACCTTTTTTTAATCATCCCAACGATTGGTTTGTTAAAAAAGCTTTATATCCCGAAACACCTCTGTCAGATTATGCAGAGTCTTATTATCCAATAATGGCTTTGGTTAATAGTAATAAAGTATCTACAGAAAAATTTGAAGGTTATTCTTATGATTCAGATGTTGCTTATCATTTTGATGCTACAATGTTTGCTAATTGGTTAAAAAGTGAGTTTGTAAAAATAGGCGGTGCAGTAGAAAAAGGTAATGTTGAAAAATTTAATGTAAACGAAGATGGAATAGAAAGTATAATTACAGATAAACAAAAAAAATATACCGCTGATTTATTTATAGATTGCACAGGTTGGAAATCTGTTTTGTTAGGAGGCGTTTTAAAAGAACCTTTTAATAGCTATTCAAATATTTTACCAAATAACAAAGCTTGGGCTGCTCATTTACCTTATACTAATAAACAAGAACAACTTAAACCTTATACAAACTGCACCGCATTAACCAATGGGTGGGTTTGGAACATACCTCTTTGGAGTAGAATAGGAACAGGTTACGTTTACTCTGATAAATATATAAGTGATGAAGAAGCCTTAAAAGAATTTAAAACATATTTAAATAGAGATGATTTAAATTTTAGAAACCTTAAAATGAGAGTTGGTTTACATGAAAGAATATTTGTAAAAAACGTTTGTGCAATTGGTTTATCTGCTGGTTTTATAGAACCTTTAGAAAGCAATGGTTTATTAAGTGTTCATGTATTTTTATGTAATTTAGTTAAGATAATTAAAGATAGACCTATAATTTCTAATTTTTTAAAAGATCAATTTAATACAGCGTGTCATAAATTTTTTAAGATATTTTCTGAATTTGTTGCTAGTCATTATGCTTTATCAATTAGAAATGATAGTGAGTATTGGAAAGATATTCAAAAAAGAGATTACCCTATGGATAAAACATATTTAAAATATGATAGTCATTTTCAAATGAATAATCATTATAATTTTGATCGCCATCTTTATCCAAAGTATGAAACAGGAATGAGTTGTATAGGAGTGGGAATGAATTTCTGTCCCACTGATGAAAATATTTTAAAACACGATGATTACGGAAACGATTTAGAAGTTTTAAAAAATAAGTGGTCTGACGTCATTCAACAAATGGAGGAAAGAAAACAAAATTGGAAAGATAAAATAAAAGACTGCCCTACACTATATGAACATTTAAAACAATTACATGATCTATAAAGTAGTAAAAAATTTTTACGATAAAGATAAATTTAAAGAATTACAAAAAATTATACAAAGTAGCGATTTTCCTTTTTATTTTAATGATGGTGTTGCAGATTATGAGAAATCAAACGATTTTTATTTTACACACAGTTTTTACAAAGATAACAAACCAAATAGTAATTATTATGAAATGCTTTTACCAATAATAAATATTATAAAACCAAAAGCTATTTTAAGAATAACAGCAAATTTATATCCAAGAACTGAAAAATTACATCATCATAAAAAACACATCGATTATAATTATAAAAATTATGGGTTAATTTTATCTATAAATACTTGTGATGGTGGGACACAAATAGGAGATAAATTTATACCATCCATAGAGAATCAAGCTGTTATTTTTGATGCAGATACTCCACATAACAGCACCACTTGCACAAATCAAAAAGGTCGATGGAATATTAATTTTAATTATTTATAGGTCTAAAATTAAAACTAAGACCATATTTAATTTCTTTAGTTTCGTTTATACTTGTTTTATGTTTTAAAAAAGATGAAAATAAAGCAAAAGATCCTTTTTCAGGTTTAACACTTTGATTTATTTCTGGAAAATTTAAAACTTGTTCGTGACTATTTAAATACAAAACTCCAGACCATAGCGAAGGAAGATGATCATGTTCTAAAGTTTCTCCACTTAAATTACATTTTATACCCCACGAATCTAGTAAACAATATTTTCTTAACGACATGTTTCTATCTACGTAAGTTATAAATTGAGAAACTATTTTACCAAATTCTTCATCATCATTAAAATAAGTATATGAGGTCATTTGATCTTTTACATTCGTTTTAAAACTCATGTTGTCATCTCTTTTAAGACCCTCTTCGATTTTGTTAATGAAATAATTTACATTAACATCTATTGTGCCTTGTATAAAAAAGTAATCTATCATTACTTTCTTTTCAAAATGCTTCTTTATATCTATAGTCATTCTTTATTTTAGACTTGTAAAATAACATATAAAATGCTTTAAACATAGAAAAATCTATAATATAGTGCCGCTATGCTACAAAAAATAGGATTTCAGCCAGGTATAAATAAACAAATATCCGAGACCACAGCAGAAGGTCAATGGGTGGATTGTGATAATGTTAGATTTAGATATGGCACACCTGAAAAGATAGGTGGTTGGAATCAATTAGGTGGCACAGGATCCAACGAATTAACAGGTGCGGGTAGAGGTCTTCACCAATTTATAAATAGTTTATCTAGAAAATATTCAATTATAGGAACTAACAGGATATTATACGCTTTTTCTGGTGGAGTATTTTATGATATACACCCTATTAAATCTACAACGACGTTAACTAGCGCATTCACCACGACCAACGGATCACCGACTGTTACGATAACTTTTAGTACATCTCATGGTATAAACCCACAAGACATTATATTACTGGATAATTTTTCTACAATTACAGATTCTAATTTTGGTTCTTCTGATTTTGATGATAAAAAATTTATGGTCACAACGGTTCCAAATGCAACAACTATTACAATCACGATGCCATCAAATGAATCAGGATCCGGTGCAACAACTTCGGGCGGTATACGAGTCCAACATTATTATCCTGTTGGACCAGCGGTGCAAGCAAAAGGTTTTGGTTATGGATTAGGATCTTGGGGTGGAGAAGATACATCTGCTTTAACTACAACTTTAAATGGAGCTTTGTTAGATGATACTGCGGGAACAGGTGGATCAGGAACATCTATCACTTTAACTGATGCTTCACAATTTCCAAGTTCAGGTACAAACTTTATTCAAGTAGGAAATGAAGAAATTTCTTATACAGGAGTTTCTGGGAACGATTTAACAGGTATTACAAGAGCTGTTAGAAACTCTACCAGGTCAGGACACTCTGATGGTGCCACGGTTACAGACTCATCCGAGTTTGTTGCGTGGGGTGAGGCAGCATCTGGTGACTTAGTATTAGAACCGGGTATGTGGTCCATTGATAATTTTGGTGACAAAGCGATTTGTTTAATACATGATAGTGCTGTATTTGAATGGAACTCGGCG